AAGACCAGACTCAGTTTACCAACACTTCTGCAGGATCTCCCGTAGCATGCGATGACATTGACATCACTGGTTGTACCCTCTGTAGCGAGTGGCTTACCTAGCAAGGCGCCAATAGCACACGGAACAGGTTGTTTCTGCTCCAGCAATGACCTCACGTTGTTTCGCCTCTATGTCTTTCAATAGTTAGGTAAGATTACAGGTTCCATCGATTATGATGTCGTTTAACACTACTCCACCACTAATTCCATCGCGTACGGGTGGTTAGAAGTCTGTGCCTGTTTGGTTACTTTAGTAATTGGTGATAGATAGTACTACACCGTGGCTATTTCCCATGTCTGCAGCTACTACAACCGTATCTACACCGTTTGTTATCGTGTAGACATGGTCTCCTACTACATCAAACCTTAAGTCAGGCTTACTACCATTTATGTGTAATGCATTTGTTGTTAACTCAGCATCAGTGAATTTGCCGTTTACTTCTAGACTTTCTAATATCATCACTTCTCCTTTATAAATGTTTGGTATTGTTTCCAATTAGTCAAACCAATTAGCTTCGCATCTCCAACAAGTTAGATCACCTGTTGAATTGTACTGTTTACATTTCTTACAAACGTATCCTTGATTTGCCATCATTTCTCCTTTATGAAGGCTTGATACTGCTCCCAAACGAATGGCATGTGTTGTAGTGCTTCTAGTGCTATTGGTTCTACTTTACTAGAATGTATGCAGCCTCCACCTGCTGTGTGAAACAAGTCTTTGTCTGCATTATAGAAGTATATCATAGAAGCGTCGTCTGCAAAGTGTACCCATACAGGTTGTCCGTGGTAAAAACCTCGTTCAGAGTCGTAAGGAATGTCAGTCCAATAGTCTGAAGAAAGCACAGGAATTTCCTGTAAGTTCTCAGGATCTCCTATGAAATCGCTATTAGCTAACAGCATCCATGTGCCTGATAACTCGCTATCTATTCTTAGTACATCACCAGCTTCGTTCTTCTTAAATAGAGGGTACTCAGGTACGATTGGTGTGAGGTTGTACATCGTGTTACACTCCCCTTGCCAGATCCTACCAGTATCTTTGTTCCAGAACTGTGCTCTAGGATGTTTCATCTTACCTTCTAAGAAGTACCCAAGGAGGTATGTCTGGTTATAGAATTCAACCATTTCACCTGTAAGGTGTCCAGGAAAGTCAGCAGTGAACCCGTAGTCATTGAAGTTGTTTATAGTATTTTCTTGCATAGTAACATCCCTGCTATTATCGCTGTGATTATCTCCAGTATATGAATAGTTGTTGGCTTCATCTTCAGTCTCCTTTGGGCAATATACCCAGTTTTGTATTGATTCGTTCCATTCGACTTTATTCATGTCTTCTTCTATAACTGCATATGTTTTAGAGTATTGTTCGCTATTTTGTCCATTAGGGAATATAACATAGTATTCCTCACTTTTAGCGTAGTTAAAGTCAAATAACGACCCTGGGTTCTTTGCTATAGAATAAAGTATTTGATAATGTACGTTAGTAGCTTCACAGTAGCAGTTCTTCAGTGACCCTGGAATTGCAAGGTATTCCCATTCCTCTTCATAACCTTCAATAAAGTCTGTTATAATCTCTGGTGCTGTTTGAGGGCAAACGTAAACCTCACAACCGTCCAAGTAAGCATCTAGGATGTGTCTGTGCTTTTTGTGGATTAGTTGATAGCCCCATTGAGGATTCCATTTCGGGTCTTCGTGTATTGACCAATCAGTGTCACCAAACTTATTTTCTAGTAAACAAATATGATTACCTTGCTCGTACAGTTCTTTCTTTTGTTGTAATGTCATGTTAATCCTTTAATAAGATTGGTAGAGAGACAGTTAAGTACCGCTCTTTTTGCTTGTCAGTACCAGTAGATAAGTTATTGCAATTGTCAGCAATCTTGACAGCAATGGGGTCTGCTCGACCTGAGTCCTTGATACGTCTGATATTCTCTCTGTACGTAAGGTTTGGGTCTTTAGTAAGCAACTCTAAGTCTATGTACAGATCATGAGAAATCGCGTACTGTTCTTTGTCGGGCATAACTATGTAGCATTTTTTTGTTACCATGCAATTAGTAAGCTCATAGGCAGTATCCTCAATTACATCATGTAAGAGTGCAAGGATCTTACGGTACTCTGTATTCATCATAGCAGCCACTGCTTGAGGATGAGTATGGTAAGGCTCTTCCATAAACCACTCTTCTGCACCTTCAGACCATGAAAATCTGTGATGATTAATAGTATATACATCAACGTCATAGTCATCTTCTTCTGACAATGAGTCTAGTTTGTCTGAAAATAGGATTCTATCAGTTTTATTCATCCCTCTAGGTCTACGCCATTGGTTTTCGTGAGCTAGTGTACACAGTTCGTTTGCTTGTTGTAGTGTTATCATATTAGTCCTTTAAATTAATTTATTCTTCTATAACTATATGTGTGTCGAGCTTGGTGTTTGTATGCGTAGGCAGGGACAGCGTTTCTTAAGACAAAGGTAAGCTCTCCTTTTATTGTAATGAAACACACATAGTTATAGAAGAGGTTGATGATAGTTCCTCTTCTATAGTTTGCAGTAAATAGTTTTTTTTTTGATTTCTTAAGTAGTACAACAAATGTAGAAAACAATTGTTCCAATAGTACTAAGATAATCGCTTTTTGTGTAGGAAGACATAACCTATTTGCTCTCTGACCCTGGGCTGGGAGTGAATAGTTCACTTGAGAATTGCTTATGTTGTTATCGATCGTTTAACTAGTATTAATCACCGGCTGGTAAACATATAATGAGGTCATGACTCCTCGGTATGGCTAGACCATATAACTAACATGCCGTTACTCACTGTTGTTAGCACCAGTATAAGCAACTCACAAGTAAACTAGCACGAAGCTAGTTACTTAACAATCTTGATTTGTTTACCAAGTGCTTTACACACTTCTTCCATTGTCATCTCTGTTGACTCTTCTCTTTCCCATATAATATCAAGGTCTTGAAGATGGTAGTAAGATCTATTGTGTTGAGGCTGATAAATTTTTACGATATCATAGTCTGTGTCCCCATCTTTATCTTCGAGATTTTTATTATAATTCTCTAATGAACCCCAAAGGTTTGTACCTGATAGTATGTCTCCGTTTTGTGTGTCAAGTAGAACTAAGGCTTTATTGCCGTTTCTATTTTCTACTACCATTCCTGTTTCTAAATCTGATTTTGTCCTTTGTATTCCTTTTACTTCGCCTGTACTGGCGTAATGTTTAGCAGCTTCTTCAGTAAGAAATACTAACCTGTCATTGTATGTTTGATAAACTACTCCCTCATCCGATAACGAACAACGGTGAAATTTATCGCCAAATTGGTATCTACTTGCTGTAGTAGTTACCCAAAGAGATGGAAATGCAGATCGACGAAGATCAATTACACCGGTTTTATGATTACAGTCTGGTAGTTCTGACACACTTCCAGCAACTGGTAAATGCAATCCTTCGTAACCATATGTTGGACTAGCTATATAATACGGTTGACCTGCGTTAACAGTCTCTACAGTAGCTTGGTGTTTGTATCTTCTTGGCTTGTTTGTGTACTCTTTACGTTTTTGTATAGGTTCCATCAAAAATCCTTACAGTTTGTTTGTTACTTTCTTCAACTTCATTAGTTGTGTACTAATTGGTTGAGAGAATTCTGTGTCCTCTGGTAAGAAGTACATACCATCATGTTGAATTACTTCTGTTGTTTGGTCGTGGAGTGACATAAGCTCGTTAGACAATAAGATAGTCTCTCCGTTACGTGAGATAACTATACAACTGTCTTCGATTCGCAAGAACTCATCAGTTTCATATACACAATCAAATGTTGCTTGCATAACATGTTCAACTTCTTTAACAAATGCTCCAGGAACAGTAAGACCGTCTACAACGTATCTAAGAGGATCTTGTAACTTTACTGCGGTTTGTTCTGTGTTGTTAAGGATAGTGAACACATCTCTAGTAATGATACCAGAGTCAGTAGCAATTGATTTAACATCAGGGTACTGAGTAAATGCTCTTGTACACTTTGGTAATTTGATATGAATGTTAACATCAACTTTACTAACAAGTATTTGCTCTTCTTTTGGTGGCTCTGCTGTGATAATGTCATCCCAAGCAAATCCTTCAATAACTAGATTAGCTAGGTAAGGTTTGATAATACCTGCTTGTTCGTGTGTACCAACATCCCTTTTGATTGTGATATGGTCAGAACCAATCTCCACCTCGTCGTTATCAAGTGCCATGTTTTGCACTGACTCAATAGTTGCTGTTGTTACTTTGATGTACTCCATTCTGATATAGATGTTGTTAGTTCGTTTGTTTACTTTAATGTGTTTTGGTTGCATGATTATTTCCTGTTCGTGTGTTAATTTTGTTATGTTCTTTAGGGCTTTCTTTCGTCCGTACCAATATACATCAGCGTAGAAGTAGATTGGCTCTGAATTACCACCGCCGTATTTGTTCAGTATCTTTCTGGCTTTACCAAGCTCCTTATCGGACAATGGTTTAGTCCAGCAGTGGTCCCGAAATAAATTTGAATCTGATTGGATGATGTCCTCAAGGATTAGTCGACGGTCTTTGTCAATTCCTGATACTATTGCTTTGAATAGCATGTCACTTGATGTAGCCGCGTTTTTCAGCTATGTCATACAATGTACTAAATAACGTATTGTCTATAGTACCTGTGATAGAAACTTCTTTTGAAAAACTACCATACCCGAATTCTCTTGGGTTTGTGTTGGTGGCTCCATAGAGACGTTTAAGCTCCTCTGCTGATTCGATAGTTATCTTCAACTCAATTGGTTGAAATTCTGGTTGTTGATTTGTGTGTTCTACTTTCATGCTATCTCCCGTAATTATGTACTGTTTCATCAAGTGAGTACAGGCTGTTAAATGCGTGTTTGGGTCCAGTATGCTCAACATGGTTAGTAGGACATTTCACTGGATTTGGGTGTGGATGGTAAACTGGTTCAGCTGCGTGCTTGACAGTTACCGTACCGCCTTGTGCAAAATACTTTGCTAGTAGTTGTTTATCACTCATTTGTTATCCTTTCGATTGACACCAAGAACCCTATTGGGTTCGAAGGGTTTTATGTGAAGGTGGAGACTAAATAACATAGGCCTATGTAAAACCCTAGAGTTATAGTCCATGCTATTTTTCCACACCACTTGGAATAAGCTTTCTGCTTGTTCAGGTCCTTAAATACGTACACGGTAATTCTTTACCATAATCTGTCAAGTACTTCTTTTGAGAGTACGTTTTTATATAGCTCCTGGAGAGCCACTACTTGCGCTTGTCTGGCTTGTTTATATGCGTCTACCGCATCTTCGACTTCTTCGAAAACACCTAAGTTTTTTCCTTTTCCGTCTATCTTAATGCTGGCTCTCCACTTAAGTCCGTTTCTTGTTCTACTAACCCCTATGTAACCGCTAGTGTTAGCTGTTTGCTTATTAGTAAGAAAAGAGTTTAACCTCTTCGGTATAAACACGCACGTACTTGGCGAATAGGCCTTACCCTCATCGGATAAAATATCTTTGTCTATTTCAAATCCTTCTATATAATTCTCATAGAACCATTTGGCAAACACTTGGTAGTTATGCCACTCTTCACACATAGTAACCTTGCTATAAGTTGGCTGTCTTTCGTGGAACTTAGGGCAGTAAACTCTCTGTAGGATCCTTGCCCAAGTCTCATAGCACTTTAGGCTATTCTTCTTCAAATAGGTACCCACCCCAATAAAGCCTTTCCCGTAGGTAGCAGGGTGTAATGGATACCCTACCTGACCTCTTTTAATGTCTCCATAATTGACTTCTTTAGTCCATGTACCTATTTGGATAACGACTTTACTACCATTACTACCAGCAGCTATGATTGTTGCTTCATATCCTTCATTAGTAGTGAATACTTCCCCTATCTTACTAGTTGCTCGGTTATTTCCCATTATAGTTTCTCACTCGCGAGGTGCTCTAAGACTTTTTTCATAAGTCCTATCATAGTCATACCACGTTCTTCTGCTGCTGATTTAAACTGTTTACTTTGTTCTTCTAAAACTCTAATTGATTTGTACATTAGTACTCCTTTTGTTTATGTTGTAGTATTGTAACATAAATGTAACATATTGTCAAGAGATTCTCTTAATTGAGATAAGAAAACCTACTGGATTTTGTGAATATGGTTGGTCTGGGTACTGGCTGTCGTGCCAATAGTTAGGCCTATACTCACTCACTTTAATACCAGATTCTGGGTGAGGGTACTGTTTCACTGGGAATAGCCCTAGCTCTGACCAGTAAACTATATCTTGCACATGCTTCACTTCCACATCAGTTGCTGTGAACTTAATAGAACAGCTATTTGGCATATAATCTACGGTTCCAATAAATTGTCCATTACTTCCACAAAGTTGACAAGCTTGTCCCATATTACAATCACCAGGACACTCAGTTTGTTCCTGCACAAAGTACTGTTCGTTTGGTTGTAGTGGAGAGAATACTTCTACACCACTAACCCAGTGACCTATGTGCTCAGGATTTTCCCAAGTAAAGTCGTGTCCTAAGTCATCTGAATTGCTGTATTGGTCCAATGCCAAGTTTGATAAAGGAAACCAAAATTTGGTTGCTCCGTTGTTCAGTGCTTCTATTTGTTGTTCGTTAAGTTGGATTGGGTTCATATTAGTCCTTTATGTTATAAGATTTATAGTCATGGTAATAATAGGCTAACATAAGTAGCGTAAATACAACAAGTAACCAAGACAGCAGTGGAGTAACAATTAATTGCCATACGTTAGAGTTCCAGTATTGGTCCTCATGACAGTTGAGTAGAGCCATAAGCACAAATGCTACCGCATAGCCATATAAGTAAATTTCCATGTTTAATCCTTTGTTTTTGACAGGCCTTCATTGTAGAAGAGTTGAAGGTTTTTGACCTTTTGTTTATTGAAGTTTCACGGAATTTATTTGAGACACTCAATCGGATATTTAGTCACTCTATCGCACCCTAATTTGTCGTGTATTTTCTGGTGGCATGAACGGCAGACGATTCGAAGATCTTCCACTGATTCGTTACCAAGAGTAAGATAGTGTGTATGATGACAATTGAGTCGATGCGTACTACCACAACCAGGTACTTCACACTGATTATTGGCAATAACCATTCGTTGAGAACGAAGGTCATACCAAAAGTCACTAAGTAAGTGTTCTGCTTTCTGTTCCGGAGACATAAATTGATCACTCCACCTAAGTTCAGTAGGTATCGTGTATGTTTGCTTGGGTTCGGGTTCAGGCTCGACTGGTTTGGTTGTTTCAGTAGGCTTGTTAAAGCCCCCAAATATTGGTTCGTTGCTTGATTGGTAGTACTTCTTCCTCGTTCGTTTGGGTCTGTTGGTGTACTCCACAAACTGATACAGTAGAAAGATAACTACTATAGTAATAATATAATCCATTAAATATTCCTTTGCTTGCTTAATCAACAAGAAAAAAGAAAGCACTCTGCAAGAGAACACCCTGTTAAGGGACCTCCGGTAGGATAAAGAAAAAAAAAGAACAAACTAAGATAGCTTGCTCAATTGAATGTTCTGTAGTGTACGTTTCTCTACACCAGTATGTACGCATGGGTACACTTTCTCATCTGCTTCCAGATAAACTGGATGAGACTTGTTGTTGTTAAATCGTTTAGACTGAAGTAGCTTGTGTAGCTCATCAGTAAGCTCTACATGTGCATGGTCTCTGTATGGACCGTCTTCTGTTTGTAAGTCTCTGAGTAGTACTTTAGGAGATGATGTATGTACATCTCTCAAGTTCCTGCTTATTATTGCTGTTATTAGCATGTTATTTCCTTTGTATTAAGTTATAATGGGTTACATTATGTTGTTGTTTACTACGATTGGCAGTTCACGGTTAGGTAGAGTCCAGTTATTGTCTCTGCTGATTCCTGTTGTTCGTTCGATTGTTTGTAGTTGTCTCTCTGCATAGCCCTCAAGGATTGCTAATGCTTCGAATGTTAGTTCAACTACTAATGCTTTGATGCTTGGTTGACCATAGAAGTTATCAAGTGTTGTCTTGATTTCTATACCCATCTCAAGTAAGTTAGAGTAGATATAATGTTCAGTAAATGCATCTGCTGAGTGTAGGATAGATACTGCTAGTCCTCTGTGTTTCTGTGTACCAATTGCTGGATTGAAAGGCATAGTTGAGTCAACAGTACTACCATCTTCCATAGGCACTCTACACTTGATTGAGTACGGATACCATACTGCGTTAACACCATCAGGTCTAGTTAGGATTACTTCAGTAATACCAGATTCTGCTAGTTTCATACCGTACTGAGACATCATGTGGATGTAGTTGTAAGACTCGCCGAAGATTGAGTTAACCATGTCTTTATGTTCAGGTTTAACTCGTCCACCGTGGTTAGGCCCTTGCATTACTGCTTTAGCATCATCACGTTCCATACCTAAGTGGTTTGCAACAGCTTGGTGTGTGTCGAACTTAGTGTCACTGCCAAGTAAGTTAGTTGCTTCTAAGAACTTAGCATCACCAAATTGGTTAGCTGCGTTTATACCACCAGAGTTAGTAAAGTCATAAGACACGCAAGATGTTGTGTAGTTACCCTCGTTTTGGATGATATTTTGGTCAACATCAATGATATGTAGTAGTTTACCAAGTTCCTTGTGACTAATACCAAAGTCAACTATTTTCCCAGCTTGGTATTCTTCTAAGTCTGCTAGTGCTTCGATTACTTTGTCCATTGCACTATTCACAAGATGGTCATATCGTTTAGCACCAAATTCCTCTCTAAGGTATTGTTTAGCAAGCCCCACTTCAGTAGTATCTACTAACCAAGGTTTAGCAGGCTCGATTAACCATTTCTCGAAGCTATCACCATATTCGTAAGCAAAGCCATATCTGTTAAGTGGGTAGTTACGACTGTTGCTGTCTAGTTTACGATAGTTAGTGTATGTTTGACCAAGTTTACATTTAGTCCAGTACGCTACTTCAGTAAGTCTGTCAAAGTAATTAACATCATCAACATTTACTTTAGTATCTTCGTAAAGCAGTACTGCATAAAGGTCAACGAACATTGGTTGAATGTCTTTAACCATTAGCTCAACACTTGCCTTCTCTTCAAGTAAAGAAGTAGAGTTGTTGTTGAATTTTCTACCAGAACCTTTAAGTATTGCATGATCCTGATATCCTGTTGGTTCGTTATACCAAGACTTGTTAAATGCTTTAGGCTCCTGCTCTCCAACTATAGAAGTAACAGGATGGCACACAAGTTCTCCATCAGATGACATAGATACTTTGTTAGTAGTTACAGTATCGAAGTCAAGGTCTTTAGCTACAGTGTTTATACGGATAAGTAGCGCTTTTTTGAAGTTGTAAGTTCCGTTGTTGATTGATCTGATTGCTTTAGTATTAAGCAACATCTCACATACTCTACCAACTAGCATAGACAGTGTGTCGCCAGTAGTTACAGTAGATTCAAGTAGTTCAGCTATTTTGCTGTCTGTTAGTTGATTGAGTCGATTAAGTTCAGTTGATAGTATTTTAGGATACATATTTTGCCTTTATATTAAATTTGGGTTGGTTGGGATTAAAGTAAGGCCGAAGCCCTACTCTACGCGAATGACATACTAAGTAGTTTGTCTTTGTTATTATCTTTCAAAGCGCAGATGCCTTTGATTGCTTTAGTTACTGCCAGAGTTAATGCTCTATCAGGGATTGGTAATGCACCAACGGCTATCTGCTCTTTGTAGCTTCTGAAAGCCGATTCAAGAATTAATACATCAAGACTAGCTGTTGTATCTGCCATTATATCTGCCATGAACAAGTAGTTCTTTGACTCAGTTTTAACATCAGAGTTAAGGTAGTTGTACACTGATAAGTTACCATCAGTTGTGTGTAAAGCTGAACCTTTGTCCTCTTTAGTTAATGCTAATGCATTTGCTAGTCTAGCTGTTAATACATCTGCTCTAACATCATCGAAGTTAGCTGTTAATAATTGTTTCAGTTCATCAAGTAAGTCAAGCTTAACTTTCAGTCCTGTAGTCATGTTAGTAACTTGTGCTGTTATCTCACTACCAAGGTCTGCGAACAGTACGTTAGTAAGTTGCACTACAGTCATTGCTGAGTAGTCTACTGGTACTGAAGGCTCAACTGGAGCAGGTATTTCAATTGCAGTTACACCTGTTACTAATTCTGATTCTACTGCTTGGGCAAAGTCAAAGCTAATAGCGTCGAATAGTACTGTTGCATCAAGGCCAGTAATGTCCTCTGCACCAGTGTATGCTGCTAGTAAGTCTTTACAAGTAGTTGGTGCTATAGTGTACTGTTGTTCACTGATGTTTGTGTAGATTTTTCTTAGTAATAAAGCTAAGTCTTTGTCTGTCTTTCTTAGTACTTTAAGTGCTTTATTTACTGCCGCTGCTGATGTTGTTTTGTTAATAATTGTGTTCATGTTTATCCTTTATGAGTTGTGGTTCTGACTGATACAATCCAGTCATAGAAGTAGTGAATACCAAACAGTTATTAGGCTGTTTGTTGTGGTTGAGCGTGGATATGAGAGTCTGGTAGCATTAATGCTATTTGCTCGTCACTATAGTCCAGTTCTCGTAACCTGTCTACCGCTGTGTTAGTAGTTGTTGCTAAGTCTACTACTGAGTCAACTAAGTCACCTTTACAGTCGTTGTTGAACTGCTTCGCTACACCTGCAATTGCTTGCATAGACTCATCTACTGTGTTGAGTGTTGAACCAATTACTGATTCGGTTGAGTTGAGAGTAGTTTGTGCTAATGCACCTACTGATTTGAATATGCCTGTTTTTCTTGCCATTTGTTTGCCTTTATGTTGAGTTGGTTGTTAATGAAATTAATCACATAAACAAATAAAATACAAGGAGTTAATCATGTACTATTTGATTGGTTGAGACAAGTCAATGCCTGCTATGAACTCCTCTGCTGGAGTGGGAGTTTCTGCTATGTCTGCCAGTAAGGCTCGACATATGTTGAAGTTTGCTAGTTGATACTGGTTCATTTGTCATCTCCGAAGAATTGGTTAGTTGATTGTTTACGCCATTTTGCTAAGATTATGTCTTTCATTATCAAGTCCTTATCTGTTGTTGTATGACCACATATTGAAGCCACTTGTTGGTTTACTGAACATGTTAGTTACAGTAGTTGATGATTTGCTATAGTTGTGTTTGTTGTTGGTACTCAGTACTTCGGCTAACACATAAGTTGCACATAGTAGTGCTAGTAGAATTGCTATTTGTTTCATGTTAAATCCTTTATGTTAATTTGTACAGGCACTTAAGCCTGGGTCGAGACGACTAAATTCCTATTAATACTGGGAAATCATCATGTCTAGGTTTTATAGGGCTTGGTAACCAAATCATATCTGGTTGAGGTCCTTTACCTAATGATTTCAGTTCTCTAACTGCTTCTAGAATGTAGTACCATTGGTCTGTACAGTCTACCTCTATTATATCTTCATCGTAGTATTTACCTGTTTGTTTGAATGTTGTTATCTTTATTTCTATTGTCATTTTTATGTCCTTTCATAGGCACGTACTTGAACTTGGGCCAAGACGGTGTTTTTAATTGGTTAATACTTTTACAGTTTGGTTATTATAAGTATTGTAGTAGTGTTGTAGTAAATAGAGTGTGTATGTGGCATAGTGCAAGTTTGGTGTTGCTCAAACATTGCAATTTGTCATGTTTTGTTGTGGAATGCTGCACAAATGCAATGCTGTAGACCGTAAAACCACCCCACAAACCCACACAATCCTCTATAGAGTTATGGTTGTGTAGAAAGTATACAGTTGGTTGGTTATTAATACTCTAAGCATGGGCAAGTAGGTAAGTCCATTGGGTCTTCCCACTCGACACCGCAGTTAGGGCAGATAAATCCTTGTCCACGATTGGGTTGAAAGTCTGGTTTCTCATCTGGTAGGCTATCTAACCACTCATCCTCTAAATCATAGAGCATGTCTCTTGTATCCTGTTTATTTACTTCTTGCCAAAAGGCTTTGTCTGATTCAGTCATTAGTTGTCCTTTAGTTAAATTATTTACCTAAACACATAAAGTATCGGATTAAAGAGTTTTTGCAAATACAATCCAACCAGGTGAAATGAACCATACTGTCCAATTGAATAGAGTGAAATTAATAAAACCTATTATTCGACCTAAACCCCACAACTAAAGGAAAAACATACTAAAAAAATCCACAGTTGCGCTATTAGTATATAGGATGTATAGAGGATTAGTAAATAGATAAATTAGGTCACTGTCTGACTCAAAAATAGGTCAATGACCGATTTATTAGCCCAAAACCCCGCTGTTTTTCCCTTAACTAAAGGCTTTAAGACGAGTTTTGCTCTTATTTGCTAACGCTCTTGACATAATCAGTCAACTATGGTATACTACTGACAGATTACACACAAAGGATAACACAATGGAAATATTAGAAACAGAGAGTTTGGTGCTACACCCAGAGGCATTAGCAACACCACGAATGAACGTAGAACAGTTTGAAGCACTGAAAGACCACATAGACAAACACGGTCAGTTAGAACCAGTTACAACATACAGAGGGAAGATAGTTGATGGTAGACACAGATGGTTGGTACTCCAAGAACTTGGGATTGGTACTATTAAAGCAGTTAAGATGGCAAATAATAGTACACTACAACAAATTAAGGATGTAGTAATTGGGAAAGAAACAAGAAGACATGAAACTGCTAGTCAATTGGCAATTAGAGCATACAAGCATATCCTCGGAAGCACAGACAAGATAAGCCAAGCCGAAGCAGCTAAGATGTTTGGGGCAAATGTTAAGAGAATAAGCGAAGCAAAGAAGATAGCAGTAACATACAATAGACCAGATATACTAGAGTTGTTGTTTGATGGAGAGAAATTCAACACAGGAACAACTGATATACCATTTTTGACTGATTCACTTGGTACTATACTAAGATGGTTAGCAGATAATTGGACTATAAAGAACTCGGAAGTACAGATTGGGTTAGAGCCAAGGACTGAGTTAACAGAAACAGAGCAGCTGATAGTTAATAAGTTCCTTGCAGTACTGAAGAAAGAGTCTGAGATAGTTAGGACTGAGGTAATAAAGGTTGGTTATGCCATGCTGAAGGAAGGAAACGAATAAAGAAAAAAGAATAACCAAAACCCGAAGGTTAAGGTTATTTGAAGAATAGCTGTTTGCTATCTTCGTCGTATTGCTCATCAAACATGTTACACCTCCGCAGTAAGTTGAGCTAATAAGTCAATATCGTCAACACCATTCATTGATGGAGCTAATAGGTCCTCTGCGTAGAAGTACACAGCATTTGTTATACCATAGATTTCATCAGTTGAGAAGATTTGGTTAAGCTGAGTACCAGATACTGAGAAGTTAGCTATCTTAGCAACACGAACTGAGTTAGGACGTTTCAACATAGTAGCCAATGCGTCTTTAGAAGCTTTGTCAAGAGTTGAAGTCATTTTGTTTATGATTAGTTGTTGTTTGTTTGTTAATTCCATTATATATCCTTTATATTAAGTTGTTTAAGCTATTGCGCTTAGTAAGTTTGCTTTTAGTTGTGCTTTCACATCATCAGGTATGTCCATCTTATCAATAGCAGTTTGTTGAGCATATGCTTCAGCAGTAATGTTAGCTACATCCATAACAGATTGTACCTTAGCTTCTTTGATATCAGTACCGTCTTCGATACTGTTAAGCTCACGAGTTACTTTGATTTGGTCAACAACTAAGCCAGCTGTTTCTTCTATGATTGACGCAGTTGTTTGCGCTACTTGTTTGGTTGATTGAAAGATAGATGCTCTTCGCATAATAAATCCTTAGATTAAGCTATGTCTATGACACGCCTAAGCAAGTAAAGTAAACGGTTCAGGGAAGTACATGAATTGAATGGCAGGTGAAATCAATGGGGGGGCCGTCTGGTTGTATGTCGGTAAAAGTGATATTAGTACCTCCCTCCCCGAAAATTTAAAAATGACACACGTCTTACTGATAATCGTTATCAATACCATACTTATCATCTATATTATCCTACTAATAAACAATGGAGTTATCAAATCAGTAGTATAGGGTATAAAAGACCGGCTGAGCGGAGGGTTAAGAGCGTGCCTATGAGAACTTGGTAATACCAAAATCACCTGCTCGGTTGAGGTTGAGGTAAGGCCTAGACAAGTTGGTAAATACCCGATCCTATAAAATTTCCGGAAATAATTCAGTAGAAGTTAAGTATATTGAGAGTATACTGTTAGTAACAAAGGAATAAGCATGAAAGAACAACTAGAACAAATTATAATAACTACTGAATATCAGTTAGAGTGCGCACTACAAGAACTGGCAAAAGCTGATGACTACATGGTGCCCACAAAAACGTATGAGTTGAGAGTAGCTGAGACAAAAGGTGAACTAAAAGCACTAAGAATGGTACATGGGATGTTAGGATGAACAGAGATAAAACAATAATGATCAGACTGACACAAGATGAGAAAAAGAAGATTGAGAAGGCAGCAGACAGTACACCAACAGCCGTGTGGGCCAGGCAAAAGCTGCTAGATATAGTAAAAACACAGACAGGAGATAAATAATGATAGAAGTACACTATATGAAAAAAGACGAAGTGAAAATCACAGTAGCCTCTGATAGTATAAATAGACTATCGTGTATGGTACACGAAGATGCTAAACCAATAACAGCTGATGGAGTTAACGTACCCCAAATTCAGTACAAGACTGAGGAAATAGACATCAGGGAGTACAGACTTGGGAAACACAAGTTCTACATAGCAGCAAGAAATGGTACGGAGTGGTACACGATAGTAGCAAAACTAGCAACTGAAGTTGGTGAGTACAGCGAAGCAATACAAGCTGGTATTGACATGATCAGGTATTCAGAAAAACAGCCTGCATTTGTTGTCGTGTCTAGCTACGTACTAGACAAACTCCTGAGCATCGCTGACAGAGGTCAATATCAACCTGCGTACATGAGTGAGAATGGTGTAGATACATATATGAACGTGCCAATTGCTGTGGTTAGCACAGATAAAATAATAGTAAAGGTTGTGTGATGCCTTGGACATGTACAAAAGAGATGAGATGGTTGGAAACAGATGATAGTACTCAGGTATTAAGTAGCAATGGAGACCTTGTTGGTATGTACCCAGCAACAAAGCAAGTACTACAACAAAAATGGGTAAGCAACACAGGCGAAGTTAAATGGCTAGATGTGCCGACAGTAAAGGAGCAGTAATGACTAAAGAAAATTACGCACAAGCAAAATACATCCAAGAGAGGATTGATAAAGTAGAGACACGTAACGAATTGTACGACAACCACATAGCAGGAATAGCCGACTTCAAGTGGCACGTTGAGGTAGTTGAGGATCGCTACAGTGGAGTTAAGACAGAAAAGATACGAGACGACGTGATATCCGACTACGAGATTACCAAGTTGATGGAGTACCTGGATGAGATCAGGGAACAAGAACTAGAAGAACTATATAACAAATTCGAGGAGATATGATGAATTACTACGGAATAAACAAGAAAATAGAAGTACAAAGAACAGACTGGGTTGGCCCAAAAGCAAGAATAGAGCAAAAGAAAGCTGATGCGCTGCTAGATGAGATTGTGGAACACACGATCGATGCAACTTGTACTGGTGGAAGAATGGGGCCGCCGTACGACAGGCTGGTGAAAGACTTGTTTAGTAAATACACCAATCTGGGATTTGAGTGTACTGCTCAACAAGGAGATTATTACTCAATGTCACTTACACTAAAAGGCACACATCGCGCAATGATAGAGCAATTTGGGGAAGGGTACGATGGCTGCTAAGCGTAAGAAGAAACAAGGACCAAAGCAAAATGGTTGGGTGTACGTGATCAAGATTTGGTTAAAAGGGGAAGTCCTATTAAAAATTGGCACTACTAATAGAAACCCAAATACACGAGCGATTGAGATTGCGACTCAATGCCTAGAGCTGTTTGGGGAGATACCGAGAATGCGAGTGGTTGGTAGTAAACAAGTCCGTGAGAATTATGCAGTGGAGAAGGAACTACTTGACAGAACAGCAAAATACACATTTGTCCCGGATGAGAGGTTGCACGGCTACTCAGAGTTTAGGCGTATGGGTGAAGTTGACTTACTAAAAGAGTTCACGAATTGTGTAAATAAAGCTTACCCAGCAGTGAAACCACCTGAATTAATCTGTATGTAAGCCAATACTTTGTATAATTAAGGTACAAAGTTTTTAATAAAGAGGTCAATCTTGGCGGACTCACCTCTTTAGTAAGTACTTGATAAGAAGTCCGCCAACTCTTCTGAACACTATCAAACTTAAAAATTAACCTATGGCGAAAGAAACATAATAATGAAATTACACTCAACTGTAACGAACAAAGTATCTATAAAGACATACAATAAACTGCCTAGCAGGATAGCTCAAATCCACGGAGATAAATACGACTACTCTCTATTTACATTTAAGGGGGTTAAAGACTCTAGTACACTTCGATGTAATACAGGTAGACACCCTGATTGGGAAACTAGTATGGACAAGCATCTAAATGGAAAGCTAGGTTGTCCCTTATGTGCGCTAGAGAAGAAAATCAAACCTACTGCAAAGCTCTATGTCGAATACCAGAGAAGGTTAGGACTTGGTATACTAAATGCTGTGCACACCTACTGCAAGTTTAAGAAGCCGCCTGCACTTTTATTAATAGGTAAACTTAATAAAAGGTTGAAAAATGAGGCAACAAAGAAACAACAACGAAAAGAAGTTAAGAGGTTATCAGATAAGAAATATAGAGAGAATAATAAAGAACGACTAGCCGCAAAAAATAAAGCGTGGAGAAATAAAGACATTGAAGCTTATAGAAAGTCGGAGAGGGAACGGAGGAGTAACCGATCGGCGGAAGAGGTAGAACGACAACGACTAGCTAGACAAGAGTATAATAAGGCAAACTCCGCTAAAGTCAAACAAGCTAAGAGAGAGTCTAGATTGAGACACATTGAGAAAGCTAAAGCTACTTGTAAACGTTACAGAGAGTCTGCTAAAGGCCAGGCAATTGCTAAAGAAGCTAGAGCAAAGTACACAAGTAAGAAAAAAGAAGTCAGTGACGGAACAGTAACAGGTCCGGCATTGAAAGCATTAATGGAGGATCAAAGGCACCGCTGTAAGTACTGTGATAATGTATTGACTTACTTAAAGCCCAAGTATATACACTTAGATCACGTATTTCCTATCAGTAAAGGAGGCTTACACACAATAAACAATGTAGTTTGGAGTTGTGCTTCATGCAACTTGAGTAAAAGCTCAAGTACTGACTACAGCTTCCATCCTAACCAACAGACAGCGGCTAAAGACTATGTGACAGTTCAGCCAACGTTAATAGAGATGTGATATACTGATATTAACAAAGGAATAACATGATAGAAATAGAAGAGATAGTAGACGAAGTAGTGGACTTGGTAGATAACAAGTTGAATGAAAGAGGTATTGACTTGGTAACAGACGAAGCAGACGAACTGCGTGAGTGTGTGCAGATGATACTGGAAGTAAGAGAAGGGCTATGAGAAAATCAAAACAACAGACAATGTACCGACGTAAGAAAAGTAAAGTAAAAGCAGATAAGTCGCAAATAAAACCAACAACACCAGGATTGGTAGAATGGTTGTTAGGTAAATTACGTGGATAGACTGGGTAATTCCTTCTGGACGGAAAATGAAGTCACAGATTTCAACAAACAGGACATAACACCAGACAAGCCAAAGTGGAATGTAGAGCCGACACAAAAGAGTATGGCAACATACACACTCCACAAGGATGGTAAGTTCACAGGCACGATGCTGATACTAGCAGTTGATAGTCAGATCGACACATACGAAGCACTGAATACCGAATGGGTTGAAACTGGATTGGTAGTGCAGCTTGGTGAATGTGGAGACCCGACATACGGCTGGGAGAAGAAGATTGAGGCGCTACAAATCGTACTAGAGCGATACAAATACACACCAAAATTCAATAATGTGCTTGGTTGTGATTGCATATACCGATACGAACAATGGATCGAGAACTTGTTGTAAACCTATTAATAATATAGTAATATTAGAGTTGTGGAGACAAAAAGGCCAACTAAGCCGATGGCCACTGGGATTCGGGCTAGTTGATAATTTCCTAGACAGGAAATAAACATAATAAATAGATCAGGTAAATTGCCTACACAAGAAACAAAATACCAACCAGTTAAGCTTCCATTAATGTGGGTTGGTGTATACTAACAACATAGAAAGATTCCTGACGAGCGTCCTAGTTCATCTGGAATATCCACCAAAATAAAATGGTCGGGTGTTCGTCAGAGATCTTCATTGAAGAGTGCAGATGAATTAGGACGCAACTGACACTCAAACTCAACTAAATTATTCCGAAAGAGACTATGCAAGTTAATACAAATGCAACAATACACGGTGACGTACTACGTCAAGAGCAAGTAGGACATACACAAAACAACAAGAATGGGACTGTGGTAAGATACACAGAGACCACAACTACACTGGTAAGACAGAATAGAGCAAAGACAGGTAACATGAAAAGACTAGGACCAGCAGTAATGACAATGATGCTAAACGTAGCAGGAGATACACACAAGAGTACAGCACTAGGAAAACTAATAGCTGAGACAAGAGGTGGAAAGACTGGTAATATCGCGTACGATAGTAAGGGCAAACCACTAAACAAATCAATAGCAGAATGGTTAGGGTGCTCGGCTCCCGTAGCAAGTAAAGTACTAAAGTGGTTAATCGAATCAGGCATGGTTGTGAAGATTGGTAAATACAAGCTAATGACTAACCCATACGAGATACTACCAAATCAACTAGGAAGTGATGCTGTGGCTCAATTGCAGGCACATTGGGACGATAACCCTACTGAAGTAATAGAATGGCTGGAGAAGGAAGATATAGACCAAATAACAAGAGAACACACAGACTTGCTAGTAGAAAGTAGAAAAGAGCAAATAGTGCTAGAGAAACAAGCAACAGCTGAAGCAAATAAACAAGACCAACATGCGTACGAGAACATACACCTAGCAACACCAATACTAGAGATAATGCTGAAGAAACACGAACTACAGGACATAACACCAAGTCACCTGCGGCACTACATCAACAAGACTGGTAAGATGGACGGAGTACTGACACTACATACGGATAGACCAACACAGAAGTTACTAATGGACTACACAATCCAACAAAACAGTCAACTTCAGTAAAACACAAGCCAATGTGACCTATAATGTAGTCAGGTAGTTAAGATAGACTGCCTGAAACTACAATAAAGGGCCAATATGGAATTAGAACTAACATTCAACGAAGATAAAGCACCAGGAGCAACTAGCGAATGGGAAAAAGCAGTACCGATAATAGCGGATAAAGATACAGTATATGCGTACCTACCAGAAGAGGTATACTCAGTTGGTAATTACTGCGAACTAATACACACATTAGAACACACAAAAGCAAAAACAGTAAAATTAATAATGAATAACGGTGGCGGCTATATGGATAGTATGCTGAGTATACGTTCGGCAATACAGAAATCCAACGCAAAAGTAATAGCAGTACTAGACGGTACAGTAGCTAGTGCAGCAACTATGATTACGATGTGTTGTGATGAGATAGAAATAGGGGACTGGACAAGTTTTATGATACACAGCTCATCTGGAGGTACACAAGGCAAGCACCACGAAACTAAAGCATACATGGAGTTTAGTGATAAACTGCTAGCCGGTGTATTCAATGACTTATACAAAGGATTTCTGAGTAATAAGGAAATTAATAGAGTACTTGAGGGTAAAGATCTGTGGCTAGATAAGGATGAGGTACTAGACAGATGGAAAAGGAAACGTAAATTAAGTTATAATACAGACGGAAAAGGATATAATTAAACATAAAAAGAATGAGGTACAAACTATGGCGAAGTCACTAACAGTTGAAGAAGTTATCCAAAGAGCTAACAATAAGCATAATTATAAGTATGATTATAGTAAGGTGAAATACATAGACGCAAAAACAAAGATTGAAATAGTGTGTCCTGAGCACGGAGGCTTCTGGCAGTCTCCCTCGAAGCACTATGGCAGAGGACAAGGGTGTCCTGTGTGTGCCGGAGTCAGAATTAAAATGACTGACGAGAATTTCATAGAGCGGGCCCGTAAAGTACATAGAGACGTATATGATTACAGCAAAGTAATTAATGCGACCTCTAGGAATAAAGTAAAAATTATCTGTTCCGTACATGGAGAGTTTGAGCAACGCTGCGACCAACACCTAGCTGGTAAAGGTTGTACAAAGTGCGGCAATAATACACATACTACTGTAAGTTTCATAGAGTCTGCAAACATACTACACGCAAACAAGTTCGACTACGCTGAAGTCGAGTATACGTTATCAACTACTCCTGTGACGATTATATGCCCTGAACATGGTAGATTTAGTCAATCCCCTACAAACCACTTAAATGGTACAGGGTGTCCTAAGTGTGGGGTAGTCTCTAGTGCCAAGAGTAAAGAGTGCTCACAAGAGGAATTTATCCAGAAAGCAAAGAAAGTTCACGGAGATAAGTATACCTACGATAAGACTACGTATACAGCTGCTAGAGACAAGATTACAATAACATGCCCTGAACACGGAGATTTTGAACAACTGGCATCAGGGCACTTAAGTGGCTATGGCTGCAAACACTGTGTAAGCTATGGAGGAGGTAAAGGAGACATCCATAAAAAGTGTATGGTTTACTACTTCAACGTAATAGGAACAGACCTCTACAAAATAGGGCTGACCTCACAAAGCATAGAGCAGAGATATAGGACTCAGTTCGATAGAGACCAGATAAGACTAATCTATACAACAGAATACGATAATGGCGCTTCCGCTTACAAGGTGGAGCAACACATATTAAAAAAGTACACTAGACACAAGTACAAGGGGGATAAAGTAATGAGCACAGGAAATACGGAATTATTTACTAGAGATATACTAGGGTTAGACGGATTAACAGACACGGAGAAAGCCGAACGATGGGAAGCTGAACTAGGCAATGAGAACAAGAAAAAGGCAGGTAAGTAACATGAAAACAATTGTGATGGATACAAATATCCTGCTAAATAACGCACAAGATATGCTGGTAGAAGACACACTGGTAATTCTATGTGAGACTGTATTATCCGAGACAGACAAACACAAAGGTGGGTTCGAGGAAATCAACTTCCAGGCAAGAGCTGCAGCTAGAATACTAGAGAGTGCTGAAATCGTAGTAACAAGACACCCGAAGTATGGTACAATAACTGAACTGCTTGTACAAAGTAAGTACATGTTGGGGATAGTTGCACTAAATTCGTACGAAGCAGATGCTGCAGATTACGGTGGTAATGACAGGCGAATAATTGAAGTTGCACAGAAGTTGGGTTGTCCACTAATGACAAACGACTTGCATATGAAGTTCCAGGCAATAGCAAAAGGGGTGGAAGTGACTAGCCTGAAAGCAGTTGAGGATGTGCCAATTGAGTTCGTGAAAGAGTTGGCAGTAGAAGATGATGAGCAATTCAGAACACTACACAACAGTGACGTGCTTGGGATTGACCCAGACTACCAAATTGGTAACTATAGCTATAAATTCACAAACCCAAATACAAACCAGATGAAGTTAGCAACAGTAACAAATGGGTTCGTTAGTGTGCTTGGTGATACCACAGAGAAAGACTTGCGTAAGCAAAGATGTGGACCAATCAATTCGGAGCAGTTACTTGCAAGTAAAGCAATACAAGACCCAACAATGGACTTGGTACTAATAGAAGGACTTGCTGGATCAGGTAAAAATGTGGTAGCACTGAGCAACGCAATTAGGTTGGTTGAGACTAACAGAGACAAGTATAGCTCGATAGTGTACATCAGATCCCCAATCAATGATGAAGAAAGCGGTGAGGACATTGGCTACTTAGCAGGAAATGATGAGAAGATGAGCGTATACCTCGGCCCAATGGAAGATACACTAGACTTCATCGTAAGAAGTGAGATTAACCCAAAAGGCAAGAAGAAGATTGAGATTGACCAAATGGTTGAGGAGAAACGTGACAAATTAGTAGCAGATTGCGGTATGGAGTCGATGATATCAACTGGGTTGAGAGGTAGAACATTCCACGATACAGTGTTCATCATCGATGAGGCACAAAATGGAAACACAGCAACTACACAGAAAATACTGACAAGAGTTGGTAAGAACTGCAAGGTGATAGTGATTGGTAGTCAGCGCCAAATAGACAACAAATACGTGAATAAGTACAACAATGGGTTGGCTGTGCTGATGGATGAAGCTAACCGAAGAATGGTAGATACAGACATCAACATGTTCGCAATTACGCTACACAAAGTTGTGAGAAGTGATATGGCACTGTTTGCAGAAGGGCTGTTCAGCAAATAAACACTAAGGTCACTCGGCCTTAGTCAACACTACTTCAACACTCCTTAAGAAACACTACAGTATACTAAAGAAAAACAACAAAGGCACTTCAATGAAGATTCATTATAAAGCTCAAGTGAGCAGCACAAGCAAAGAAGTTGATGGGCTACCAATGACACTAACAGTTGGTAGTGTTGTGAACTGCAAACTAAAGAATGTAACACCGTTATGCAGGAATGCTGATGACAGAGAAAAAAAGTGGTACAAAGAACAGATCGAGAGGAATACTGTAGATGGGAAGTAAGATAGAAGATAGGCTGACAACCGAGATCCAAGGTGAGTTCACCCAAGAGGAATTAGCCAGTAAATGGGCTCCAAGGAATACAAATAAACAACTACTAACACGTGAGAGATTAGAGTCGTTCATGCCAAAGGGCAGTTCGGTAACAATCACAGACGAGATACTGAAACTGATCAATAGAGTAGAGCAAGATACCGGGATGGACCAAGGGTTGTTCGAAGAGCAGATATGCAGCTATGCACACTTGATTGGGCCTGGTATCAGCGTAGAGAAGTTGATGAACGCAATAAAGTATGTGACACTACGAGAAGTAATGGGTGGAAGTGCAAAGGCATACAGAGTGGTGTTCCCAGAGAAGACCGTAGAGATTGAGGGCAGAGGTGCGACAGTAGATAACTTCGCTAGTATGTACTCAAACACAAAAGCAGTAATAGAAGTACAGAAGTTGGTAATGGTTGGGGTACACATCACACATGCACCACTACGTAACCAATTACTACAAAAGATGGTAAACTTGAGTAACGGAGTAGGAGCAAAACCAGACGATTACGTAAGTCCGACAGTGCAGCTGAACGCAACAATAGCAGCATACGATGCAGTGAAGATGCCGGAAGACAATACGATGGAACTGAAGATTGGGATGAGTGATGCGTCAATTGAGTCACAAAATAATCTAGCTGAGCAGATTTCTAAAATGGCAGAGATGCAAATGACTAACTACAAAGCCGGAAAGTCGATAAACGAAGTACAGAGACTGAATATAGTGCATACTGTGGAGGTTGAGGATGACTAAAGAAGAATTGGCCGAAATAGAAAGCTTTGACCTACCTCCAGAGGTATTAAAAAAGCTACGTAAATACGTCAGTCAACCTCCTGCAGTCGATGAGTATTCGGCAGTCACCTTCGAAGACGATTATGCTGAAATAGAATACACAGAAGAAGTAATTGCAGATGAAGCCATAGATGCTGATGAAGAATTCAATAAAGAGTTATTAGAGCACGCAATAAATACCAAAGAGTTCGAGTTGGACTTTGCACTAGATAGTTATGACCCTGCATTTCCAGGATATACACCAAGTCAAGAGGCGTTTGAGTTCTTTACGATAATGAGATTAATAGAGGGAGGGGACTTCGAGTTTGATACTCCTATAGCCCACTACTTCATGGTAGATCTACTACTAAACAATATAACAGATCCGCATATGTTCCCTTACAGTAAGGAAATCTGTGATACTATAGAGATAAATCACTTACGACTAGCATTTATGTGTAGTAGAGGGGTTGCTAAGTCTTCAGTAGTTATATCATTCTTTGGAGTGTATAGTGCAATAAAAGGTGAGTTACCAAACGGCATAGGTAAAGTGTGGTTCTACCTAGTACTAGCTGCCTCGAGTCGTGGGGGTGCAAGAGTAAATGCCCTTGCAGTCAGAGCAATGTGTGAAGAGAGTGAGTTCCTGCTGGGGTACTTTGAAGAGATGAGGTTCACAGAAACAGAGTCGGAGTTCGTTAGAAAAGGAAACGGCCCAAGGAAAAATAGGTCATTCCTGATTAGGTACCAGGGTGTAGGAACAGGGGTAAGAGGGATAAGATACGGTCAAAGAAGAATCTGCTGCATAATTAATGATGATATTATACTTAATGAATCAGCAGCATACTCAAAGACAATTACTGAAAACCTAGAGTTGGTGATCCACTCGGATTCAGTTGCAGCACTAAAGGGTGGGGGTAAAGGACGGATACTTAACTGTTTCACCCCCTTCTCGTACACAGACGTAAATACTAGACTCGTGCTTAGTGGGGCTTATACTCCGTGCGTTATTCCACTAGCTAATGACTTCGACGCAGAATCTGAGGTACTGACTACTAAGGACATAAACAGTACTTGGGAGTCCTATCATCCAAGTAAGTCAATTATAGCCTTAGTGAGAGATGCTAAAAAGACCAGGACATTAAATAAGTTCATGCAGGAGAGGATGCTACGATTAACAAGTGGTGCAGATAGACTAGTCCAAGATGATTGTTTCCAGTTCGTAGACATGCAGTACATAATCAAAAATATACACATGTACAACTTGTATGTAACAACGGACTACACAACAACAAGTGGTGAGCAATCTGATTACAGTGGTAGAGCAACATGGGCTATTAGTAATAATGGGGATATATTCATGCTGGACTTAGCACTACGTAAGATGAACATGGCGGAACAGTATACAGGTACAATGAACGAATTATCCAACTGGAGAAGACGTGGTAAGCACATAGAACTTGGCGTTGAGCTTGATGGTGGACAAACCGCACATGTGTACTCACTAGAACAAGAGATGATGAAACGTGGGGACTTCTATACATTTGCAAGAGATCGAAATAACCCTAATAGTGATAGAAAAGGTATACTGAGTAGATCAACAGGGGTTAAGAAACACGAGAGGTTCAGGATTGCTGCACAGATAATGCAACAGAAAAAGTTGTGGTTGCCTGCACATTTGGAGCACACACCAGATATGAAAGAATGGGTTAGTCAAGTAAAAGGCGCAACACACGAGCAGTTCACACGATCTGATGACGGGCCTGATTTGCTAACAATGCTACAAGTGAGTATGCAGACACAAACACCAAGTGAAGGCGTACCACTACAAGAAAGCCAAGGTGGATACACCAGGTCAATATACAGTGACTTCGACTATGAAGAACCAGAAGAATATGGTAATAGTACCGTATTCTAACTCAACAAGCTAAGGCTAAGTTTCAGTACAGTATAATAAGAGAAATACGGACTGAGCCTTGTGGCTAATCAATTAGTCCACAAAGGATAAGCTAAATGAAGTTATCAACAATACTTAGGCAAGCTAAGTCAGGGGAGTTGTCAAACATAGCAGCAAGAAACAATGATGAGTTGATAGTAGATTACATCAACTTGGGGTTAATTGCACTATATAGCCGATTCCTACTGAAGGTAGAAGAAGCCTTAATAGAATTACAAGACGGCAAAACACTGTACCACTTAGATGGGACAGATGGTGCGCTAGTAACAGTAAATGGAGATCCGCTAACAGATGATTCGGTAGTAACAATACTGGATGCATATGATGAAGGTGGTAGAGTTCCGCTGAATGAAATAGATGACGAACGATCAATATTCACACCGACGTACAACTCAATACAAATACCAGTAACTGGTGATGGCGCGTTCGTTAGTGCTATATACCAAGCACACCCAGAAGAAATAGTGTTCGAGGATGCTGGTGAAGGCGTAGCTACAGAAAAGACAGTACAATTACCAAAACAATTACTAGAGCCATTACTACATTACATAGGTTACAGAGCACATGGGTCAATGGATAGTTCGGTACAAGCAGATGCACAAACACACTACCAAAAGTTCCTGTTCAGTTGTAATGAGGCCGTTAAGTTGGGGTTAGTAGAAGTAGACAACTTAAGCACAAGACCAGTAACAAGGGGAGGTTGGGTATGATTAGAGTAACATCACTAAACAAACCACAAGTAGCAATCGATAGAAATGTGGATAACACAACAGTAGATGCAGTAACTAATATAAATGCTAACTTGCCTGCAATACTTGCGTTGGCTGAGGAGGATACGTTAGCTGATATAAGTGCAATAGCTGACTTGGATCTGACTGAAGTACAGGAACAGATAGAAGATTTGGAGAACCTAACAGCAACAATAGTAGAGACGCTTCCGGCTGGCACACCACCAGAAGTTGAATTAGTTGGTAGTGAGCTACAGTTCAAACTGCCTCAAGGGGTTGATGGGTTAAATGGATTAACACCAATACCAACGTTTGCCTACGATGCTGTCAGCGGTATGCTAACGGTTGAAGTGAATGAGTACAGTGATATTAATACAGGCACGTCAGTAGTAGTAACTGGTAATGTTGACACAGAAGCACTAAAAAATGATATAATCACCGAAATAAACGAAAATGAGGAGTGGTAGATGCCAACAAATATAGTAAACTTACACACGCTAATAGCAGATGCGTCAAACAGCTACATAGCAGCTAATGCTGAAGTGTTCAAGAGTACAGTACCAGGGGATACAGGACCACAAGGGCCTATAGGAATAGATGGAGCTGCACTAACGCTAACAAACTCAGTAAACAATGGTAATGGTACATTCACACTAACGTTCAGTGACGGATCAACACACACAACTGAAGATTTGCGAGGAGTTGCTGGGGTAGACGGAACAAATGGAGTAGATGGAAACGACGGTCAAGATGCAGATGCGTTGACTGTAACAGACATAACAATGAACCCTGACTACACATTAACACTAGAGTTCAGTGATGGATTCGAATACACAACAACAAGTAGTATAAGAGGAGCTGATGGTAGAAACATACACCATATAGTACATATATCAAGCCAATTACCAAATGGTGACATAGTACCTGCTGTTGGGTACGGTCAGTTCGGTGAAGAGGAAGCAGAAGTTGGCACAGGCGGGAACAAAGATACATATGCCGCATATGCTGATGAAGATGAAAACACACATGTTGGTGAAATAGTAATCCAGAATGGGGATAGTGCATACACATATGCTGTTGAAGGTGGGTTCACAGGAACTAGAGAAGAGTTCATATCATTACTTGGACAGGTAGATGATTTGGTACTAGCCGCAACAACTGCAATCACACAGTCAGAAGCTGCTAGAGATAAAGCAGAACAATGGGCAGAGGAAGATGAGGACGTTGAAGTTGAACTAGGGCAGTTCAGTGCAAAACACCATGCAATAAAAGCAGCAGCAGATGCAGTAACAGCAAATACTGATGCTGGAATTGCTAGTGCGGCAGCAATTAGTGCTACGGCAAGTGAGGGTAACGCACTAACATACAGCAATGCAGCTGACACTAGTGCTGGGAATGCACTAGTGAGTGAGAATAACGCAAAAGATAGTGAGACAGTAGCAGGATTATCAGAGACAAATGCACTTGCTAGTGAAAATTCAGCTAGTATAGATGCTGGGCTGGCCGCAACTAGTGCTGCAAATGCAGCTGTGTCAGAGACAAATTCTAGTGTAAGCGAAACAAATGCAGGAATCAGTGAGATTAATGCAGCAGCTAGTGAAGTAGTAGTTGCTAACGCACTAAGTACAAAACAAGATATACTAGTAGATACAGTAAACATAAAAACACTAAACGGCGATTCTGTACTAGGTACTGGTGACTTGACAATTAGTGCAGGTTCAGGTGGGTATGCAGCTAACTTGTATTTCAGTGACGTACAGTCGACGATAAATCCAGCCTATAAAACACTTAGCTACACAGCTGATGTTGCGCCAACAGTTAAGCAGATTACTTGTAACAATGGTGAAACTGCAGGTGAAGTGTACTTGTTCGAACTGCCAATAG